AGTGGTAATTTATTCCTTATACCAATAGAAACCTTTCCAACTATACTTACGGGGATTATTCAGAGATCTTCGAAGGTCAGATGTATAGGGACAACCAAAGTCACGAGCCGCAGATTTAATGCTGGGATATACTCTTGTTCTCATCCATGTGATCTTATTGACACCATAGACTTTGGTATTACGGGTAGATTGTGTCATTCTTCTCCATAAGTAACCGTATGCCTTATGTCCATTCTTCATTGCATTGGTAATGTTACCTGTTGCATTTCTATTGCCTGTAACACCTATAGATGCCTCTGTAATGCTGTTCCAGAGTTTCTCTTCACCTGTTTCTACGTTTATACTTAATACCTTTGCTGCCAGGTGTTTACCATTACCACGATTCTTTTCTAGATGAAATCCCCATGTTTCTTTCTTTTTAATTGGTTCAGGTTCTATAATCTCTTTCTTTTCTTCTATATCAATATTATGATTATATCCTTTTTCACTATCATGTGTTCCATATTCTAGTATGTAATGTTGTAGTTTATCTTCTATTTCATTGATATTACATTCTTCTATTTCTCTCAGCATAAAAGTATGATTACCATCCTTACGCATTGCACGGTGTAATGGTAATGGACTCATACGCTTCGATTCATCAATATGTTGCTTCCATGCCTTGTTTGTTCCGATTGTGGTGCTGCCGACATATTTGAGACCGTTTGTTCTGTTGATGATGAGGTAGATTGTTCCTATGCTCATGTTTGTAATATCAAAGAATGAGTTATTTATAGATAAGGTATGTTATGTTATAGAATGTATGGCATTTGGTTATGTTTGGATTAAGTATAAATAAACAACTTTTTAATGAGAATCAATAGCAATAATAATTGAGAATAATACTCTCCAGATACCTCATAGATACTCTCCAGATACCTCATAGATACCTCATAGATACTCTCCAGATACCTCATAGATACCTCATAGATACCTCATAGATACCTCATAGATATCTCCTGAGACTTGTGGGCTTAGGACGTTAGCACATGAACGAGCATCTGTCAACCCCACAGGGACGAGATATTGTTACGAGACCTACACATAAATTACGAGATCTTATATATATTATCATGAACACTTATGAATCTCGTCGAGATAACACTTGACACTCGCACGAGATATCAGTATAATAACAGAGTATCATACACAATCTCTACGAGAACCATGTACGACGACTACGAGTTTCAGTGCGAGAATAACAACGAGTCTTATACATATGATTTCGACGAGATGTACGATTATCATATGCATAATCAATATAATCATATGCGAGATATACAAGATGTATATGAAGATGATGAGTATGCACGAGATTCATGTGATTATGACACACTTGCATATCGTCATTATGCATGATATAATACGTACACATCGCACGAGACTCTCATGTATACACACAAACGTACAGTAAGTGTTACTCTAGACATCGAGTGTTATGATGATCTAGACCTGAAAGATCTGGATTGGCGAGAAATCCTAGACCTGCAGGGTGATGAGAATGTTGATGTTAGCATCAAAGAATTGGCAGATATCTTTTAAACTGCCAGTTCCCAGATTGGCACACTGTGAATATTAATATCCTTATTGATTCTCAATAGCAAGTGTTATTGAGAACAGTGTGCCAATCTGGGAACTGGTTGCAACCCCTTGACCTAGGGTTCGTGATGCTGTATTGTAGAAATGTGGTCGGGAAAGTAACATTTTTCTCCCCACAAGTTCTTTACATTTTTCGTGAAAATGTTCGCACAAACTCTCAACTTCGTCGATGATGTGATGGAGTATGATTATCAAGAATTGATCAACAATGTGCTGGTCATTGGTGCAATCTGTGCGGTAATTTTTGGGGCAATGTATACCCAACTGCGTAAGGTTAAATTCTCCACACCCTACCAGATTGCGGATTGGTTCTATCTGGGCATGGATCTTCGTCCGGAGGTATCAGAAACCGTGGGTGATGAGCGTTTCGGTATCTCCGTCAATCGTTACTATTTCGGTGTGTATGGAAACACCGCACAATGGGGCAAACTTGATGAGAATGGTTGCCTCTGATTCTTTATAGTAACTGTATCGATTCTCAAGTATTTTTATTATTGAGAATCGCAGCTGCCGGTGGACGATCGGCAAGGTGTCCACCAAACCGACACAGGGCACCAAAATCGTGTATTGTTATCAAGTCGTCAGGAATTTCACTCATGTTTGATGAACTCTGGTCCGAAATCGCTGATGCTCCCGGTGAGATCTTCGATGTGATCGAATACAAGGAAGAATGGGAGAAAGATGATAAGTTTGACGTAGAATCTTACATCAACGGAAACACCGATTATTGATGTCTTTCGTTTCAACTTTCACCTATTCCAAAATGAACACTAATCTGGAAATGTTGACCCAACGTGAACAACTAATGGAGGACATTGATGGTATCGTAGAGGAATTCTTCGTTGCAACTTGGGGTGACGAATATCCCGAAGATTGTGAGAATCTCATCCGCACCTTGTGTGATGCTGTCTGCCGTAACTTTCCAGCAAAGTAACACTAACCGTACCGGTTCTCAATATACATCCACTATTGAGAATCGGAGCCGCGAGTGGACGATCCTCTAAGTGTCACACAAAATAGGCACGGGGTCCAAAATCGTGTATTGTAGACACATGGAAAAAATCACCTTCAAAGATCCCTGCTCTATGGCAATCGAAACCGATCGACTCACTGAACTTCAGAACTTTATGTTCGACACTATGGCATCTGCAGAAATGGCAGTCGATTGGTATTGCGAACGTTTCGACGTGAGTGCTACCGATGAGGTGATAGATTTCGTCCTTGATGCACACGATGCTTTCTTCGGTAACTGATAACAATGCAAGAAATTAAGTTCATCATCTCCGGTCGTTTTGAACGTCCTAATGGTCACATTATGCGTGATCAGTTGGCATACATTAGTGCCAGTAAAGAAGAGGCAATTGCAACATGCCAACGCAACAATCCTCACTTTCACATTCACACCGTAAGGGAGGATCATAGTGTGCCTGAGGTTGTGAAACTGCAACCTCTTCGTTAACACTAACCGTGTCGATTCTCAAGTATTTTTATTATTGAGAATCGGAGCCGCGGGTGGACGATCGACTAAGTGGCACAATTTTTTGGCACGGTGCCCAAAATCGACTATCTTAAGGGAGTGGAGGGGAGCACACCCCCCCACGACCCCAGTCCCTTTCTCTTCTCTCTCATGCGTAAGATCGAACAGCAGATGATTGCCGCAATCAAAGGTAACACTGACTGGAAGTGCGATAACACCGAAGTTATCAACATCGAAGGTGTAAGTTTCGTTTATCTCCACGGCAATCAAATTGCAACGATCGATGATGACTCCCTCACTCTGTTTGACGGTGGTTATCAGTCAAAGACCACAAAGTCACGTCTGAATGCACTTCTTTCTGAGTTCGGTTACACTTGCGGAACCAAACGTGAGTATGTTTTCCAGAAACAATTTGAATGGTTCGTTAACTTTGTCGATACCAAGACTGAGCAGATGATGACTATTCCTTTCGTTGACGGAATGCGTCTGGCAGGTTGACAACTCTGGGGGTTAAATTCCCCCTCAATTGTTTTCACTTTTTCTCTTTAATCATGACTCAAAACCTTCACATCGAACATCCCGAAGATACCATCCTGACAGGTGACACTTCGTTCCTGCAATCTCTCAAGTCTGAGATCAATCTTTCTACCAAAATCGATGGTGCTCCGGCAATCGTTTGGGGCACTAATCCTGCTACCGGAAACTTCTTCGTTGGCACCAAATCTGTCTTCAACAAAGTTAAAATCAAAATCAACGAATCTCATGAGGAAATTGATGCGAACCATGTCGGTGAAGTTGCAACAATTCTGCACTCTTGTTTTGATTGGTTGCCTCATTCAGATGGCATTTTCCAAGGGGATTTTATCGGATTCGGTGGATCTGACGAATATACTCCCAACACAATCACCTACAAGTTCGATGAGGTAATCTCTCAGGAAATCATCGTTGCACCTCACACCTTCTACATTGCTGATGATGATTTAAGGGGTGCAATTGCGTTCCCGATGAAGTTCATTATCACTGACACATCTTACTGCAAATTTGTGAAACCCAAAACCTACATTTGGTCTGGTGATTATTACCAAGGTGCAGACGGGTTTGAGATTCCCCCGATCGTAGATTTGATCCGTGAGGTGATGTCTAAGACTGAGTTTGTTTCTGATAAGGAAGCAGCACAGATTAAGAAGAATGTTAACAGTGCTCTGCGTAACGGTTGGGCACTCACAGACGACGATTTTCTGGGCAATGCTAATCTCTGCCACCTGTATGGGTTGATGATAGTTTTGAAGGAAGAATTGCTGAATCAGTGTCGCAACGTTGGTCCCCGTGCGTTCATTGGGCAGGATGAAATTTCTGCAGAGGGTTATGTTATGGACACTGAGTTCGGTACATTTAAGTTGGTAGATCGTCGTCGTTTCAGTGTTGCTAACTTCAACAATTCTAAGTTCTCCGTTGCATCATGAAACATCAGAAAGCACTCACCAAACTCATGAAATCTCATGGGTTTGAGTTACATCGTTCGAAACGTCATTTAGTTTGGAGGCATCACACAGGAAAGAAAATTTCTACATCAGCAACACCTTCCTGCCGTCACTCATTGAATCAAATAGAGAGAGACATTCGCAGGTTGTTAACAGCATAGTCATTCGTTCGTGAATCAGCAGTAGGGGGTATTATGCCCCCTTATGTGTTGCCCGCCGTGCCCCGATGCCCG